CACCGGCAACACCTCGATCCGACACCCCATCGTGACCGATGCCGATAGAATCCAACCAACGCACAACCGTCAGTAGTAACCGGTCACGTTGAACCGAAACGACCGGTCACGATGAGCGAAATGCGCACCGCGAGGCAAGGCCTCAAAGATCGGCCGTAAAAACTCGTCGATCCACGCATCGGTTACAGCGAAGCGCTCGCTGTCAAGAACGAAATCGGCGCGCTTGCTGAAGAGCAACACCGGTGCCGGCACGTTGCACGCCTCGATCAGCATTCTGCTGAAGTAGGCGCCTGTGCCGCGGCGCGGTACGCACTGCAGCTCCTCATCAGCCAACTCGACAACGGGATAGTCCGCGTAGGCCCCGGCGCGAAACTTGATTTCCGCCTCAGACGACCATTCGAGACCGCGCACCAGGCAGATGCGCTTGTAGAGGCCCATGCGCAAGGCGTCGTCGAACGTGACCCGGTGCAGCGACCAGGGCAGCTTGCCAGCCTTGCAGTCGCGCACGTAGCCGTTGAACGGGTTTTCTTCGCCGTTGTGCGTGCCGCCGATGGAGATCCGGCCGCCCCAGATACGGAACGCCAGCGCACCCGCGATCACGGCCTCGAGGTTCTTGTGGTGGCCGGCTTCGTCGATTCGTGCGTGCCCTTGGCGACCGCGCCAGTTGTGCGGTGCAGAGCTCAGCGCGAGGATCTCATGGCCGCTGGCCAGGTGAATCTTGTAAGTCAGGATGTCCTGACGCTCGTTCTCGATGAGCACCTGTTCATAGCCGACGTCAATTTCACCGCATGCCGCGTTGAACCAGCGCGCGAACGTGGCGCAGTCGCCGATGAACTCGGCCGCCATGCCCTGGTTGTAGCCCATGTAGTACTGGCTCATGCCCTTGCGACCAGGGCGACCAGCTTCGAGCACCGCCTCCGCACCCCAGCCGCCCCAGGTGAATCCGATTCGTCGGCCTTTCTCCATCAGGCGCGTAACCGCCATGTCCTCGTGCCAAGCGACCTGATACGGCAGAAGGATGTAGGGCACCTGTGTGGAATCCACGTCGCCCAGCATCTTGCCAGAACGCTCGTCTTGGATACGGTTGACAAGTTCTAGCGCTTCGTCGCGCTCGTCGCCTGCAATACGCTTCATTGCGGCGTCTTGCCGATGCCGAGGAACTCAGCGCGCAGCTTTGCCCATTGGTCATCGCTGAGACCGACGGTCTTGGCCACTTTCTCAGTTGCCGACGCTTGTCGCTTCAACGCGATCTGCTCGATCTCTTGACGCTCCCGCAGACTCACCCTGCGTGCGTCCATCACGTTGCGAGCAGCACGCGCCAAGTCCCTGACTTCGACGATTGACACATCGTCTGGCTCGTCGTTTGCGCGCAGCGCGACATGCGTTGCCAGGCTCGTCACAGCCTGCGTCAGCAGCGCTCCGCAGCGGTCATCGGGGTTTTCGCCGAACTCTGAAACCATCGCCCGAGACGCGGCATCGATCTCGCGCATGCGCCCCATCAACTGGTCCATTGACTGACGATAGCGCCCTAGCGAACTGCGGCTTGGGATGCTCGCTGCGTGGTCAGGGAACTGTCGGCGCAGTATGTCCAGCATTTCGTCCAGGCTGAACTTGTCAGCACGCAGCAGGCGCTCGATCTCAGCCCTGATCGTATCCGGCGCCATCTTGACAGAGCTGCGGCGGCCCATCAGCGTGGGCTCGGCCGACGCACGCCAGGCACAACGGCGCGACCCTCGGCCACGTCAACGCCGCGCTCACTGATGATCACCAGCTGCACCGTCGACGTCAGTTCCTCGGTTCGGACGAGCCCCTGCTCACGCAGCCACGCCACATCGGTGCGGACTTCGTCGCGCGTCGAAGCGATGCCGAAGTGATTGCACCCATCGGCCAGCACGCTGGTATTCGCCCGCTGCGCGGCGATTTCCGCGAGACACCGCAGGATCACCAGCCGCCGGTGCTCGCGCACATGCTGATCGAAGCTCATCGCTCACGCTCCATCAAGTAGCTCTGAATCACGCGGACGCTCTGCAGCGTCTGTTCGGCAGTGGCGTCGAGTCCCGCCACCGTCTCCGCCAGCTCACTCACCCGCGTCGTCGTCGCCCGAATGTCCACGCGAAGCCCCTGCAGGTCTGCATGCGTAGGCATCGCGGTCACCCGCGCCCATAGCCATGCGCACAATGACGCTGTGCAGATCTGCGCGACGATCAGAAGCGTGATGAGGGCGTTTGCGCTCATACGGCGTCGATCAGCGCGGAACCGTCCCTGAAGCGGTCGTCGACCCACTGCGCCGACCACTCCAGTAGCTCCGCGATAGCGGCAAGCGTCGACGACGCACGACGAATAGACGGAGCATTGAGCCGCGCCTCGTAGATCCTGCGCTGCGGCTCAGGCATCGACGCCACCAGCGCGATCAGCGCATCCCACTGCGTCCCATGCTCCGGGTGCGGCTGGAGCAGCAGCACCTCTTGCGCCACGTGGCGCGGGAGTGAGTCGGGGACTGGCGGTGGCGGGATCGCCTCGACCGCCAACTGCCGCGTCCACTGCCCGTCGATCAGAGCGTGTGGCGCGGCGACGACTTGCTCACCCGGCCCCGGCGTCGGTGCCTCAGTCTCGGCCAGGTACTGATAGCCGACTGTTGCCAACTGCTCGCTCGTCGGCGGATCGGACCAGACGGTGCGAATGCCCTGCTCAGGATTCGCCGTAGATCCGATGCGCGGGAATAGGCGCAACAGTGCGCGCAGGTTGATATTTTCGCCTGTTGTTGCGTTTACGATAATCATGTCAGATCCGAATGCCTGCGCTGTTGCGAGTTGAGAAAATCAATTGCATCGGCGTTATTGACAATTTGCTCGATCACACCGGGTCCGCGCCACATTCTAAGAGCGGCGAAAGCACCGTTTAGATAGCTGCCGTTTGTTGTTGACGTTGAACCGATAGTAATTGGCACACTACCGTTTCGTACGCCGGTGTCTATCGTGGCTGTAACGGCTGCTGCAGAGCCAACTTTTATGCCTATCTGGTCTGCGATAGGATCGTGCCAGATTAACGCCGGTGTCCATGTAGTGTCCGGGAAGTCACCGGAGCCTGCTGTTACTACAACAGCGCCCTCTCCAAGAATCGGCTTTCCAACGATCCAGGACAGCGCAGACCCCGTGAAATAAAATGAGTATGATCGCGCGTTTCCTGAACCGACAATTAAATTTCCAGACGTAGTCCTGCTCAATATTGCGACTGCTGAACTGCCGTTACGGTACAACCACATATGTGCAGCCCACTCTTCGTTACTGATATATTGCCAGGTTGCAAAAGGCACTGTGAAAAATTCAGAGTTAGCTGCAATAAATTCTCGCGCGTTATATCCAGCGGTTGCGCCTATCGTTTGCCCAACAGTATTTTGGTCAGTGAAATCGCGGCCGTTGCCGCTGCTGTCTATTGCGTCGCCCGATGCTTCTTCGAGATCCAGCGATAAGATCAGATTAGACAGCAGGCCGAGCCCAGTCGAACGCCGAAAGAACGTGCCGCCGCGCCTCATGCCGTGTCACCACCGACGATGACCGAATCGGGCTCATCGCACTCCCACCAGATATAGCTCGGCGCGGCTGCGCTGCCAGTGTGCCCGGTGCTCGCTGCGGATGGCGTCACTACCATGTCGCCTGTCACGCTCCACGTAATCGCGCCAGCGCCCGGTGCTCGCTCGATCCATCCGCCCGTGCCCTGAGTAAGCGTGGCCGGGAATACGATGCTGTTGGCCCCTGCATTCGTGAATCGCACGCACTTGCCAGCGTCGGCGTCGTCGAGCGTGTGCGCGTTTGCGGCGTCTGGGGCGATGTAGACGAGCGTCGGCATGCCAGACGATGGCAAGCCCGTGGCGTTGGTCAGCACCAGCGCAGACGGCGTGCCGAGTGCCGGCGTGACAAGGGTCGGAGAGGAGGCGAACACCAGCGCGCCGGAGCCGGTCTCATCGGTGATCGCTGCAGCTAGGTTTGCGCTGGACGGCGCTGCAAGGAATGTCGCGACGCCGGTTGCTGGGGGAGTAGTTGCGAGTACCGTAAGCTCCAGCAGCGTCCGAATCGCCGACGCCGTAGCCCCGCCAAACACCAGGGCGCCCACAGCCCCAGCTCCGAGGTTCGTCACCGCGGCCGCGACGTCGGTCAGGTCTGACAAATTGCTCGACTTCGCGAGCTTGCCGGCCAGCGCATTCGTAATCGTCGTCGCGAAATTCGGATCGTCGCCCAGCGCGGCAGCCAGCTCGGCGAGCGTATCGAGCGCGCCAGGTGAGCTGTTGATCAGCGCTGCGATTGCGGAGGCGACAAACGCGGTGGTGGCCAGTTGCGTGTTTGCGGTGCCACCCGCAGCCGTCGGCGCGGTCGGGGTGCCGCTCAGTGCAGGCGACGCGAGCGGCGCGAGCAGCGCCAGGGCTGCGGTCAGCCCAGCGACACCCGTAAGCGGGTGCGCATCCGCGGCCGCGGCATGCGTGGCGTCGGCTGCGGTGGCGAAAGCTCGATCGCCGTGCGGATCTGCTGCTGCGGCATGCGTGGCTACAGTCCCCGCAGGCTCACCGGGATCCGCCCACACCGTGTCGTGGTCTGCCCCCGTTGCCTTGGCAAGCACCTGGCCGGCCGTACCGCCCACCGGTACGCCATGCCCGGTCGGCCCGGCCGGGCCCGGCGCAAAGCCTGGCGTCACCTCGACGACATGATCCACAACCTCGACTTCCAACCCGCTCATACCGTCTTCCTCGGCACCGCGTTGATCGCTCCGTGGATCCACACCCGGGTGGGCTCGGCGCCGCCTGCCTCGCTGATCCGCACGTCGTACCACCAGGTGCGCACTCGGCCGAGGAATGGCATCGCGACTGTCACGGCTTTGGGAATCCGGATCCGGATGTAGCCGTCCGCGTCAGTCGTGATGCTCCCGTCAGTCGTGCTCGCAGAAGCCAGCAACGCGCCGCTCTCGTGCGGCTCGCTGCGGATCTGCAGATCCACGACCAAACCCACCGCGCTGCGATAGAGACCATCACCATGCGGCGGCGCTGGGTTCTTCACGCGCAACACCAGGTCCCAGGTCGCGCCCTGGTACAGGTCCTGGTCGAAGCGCGCGAATCGCATTTCAGCGCTTGCCGAACGTGGTCGGGGTCAGCGGCTGCGTGGCGCGGCCGCTCGTCATGAGGAAGTGCAGCAGCGAACGCTCTGCCAACTGCGCCATGTCGGATGCCCAGAATCCCCGCGAGCGCACGCGCTTGTTGAGGTCGACCAGATCATCGTTCACTGCGAATGCATCAGGGATGGCATCCCCCATGCGCAGATCACCGTCCTCGTTGAGGTAGACCCTGAAAGCCGGCCATGCAAAGCCCTTCTTGGCACCGCCAATGAGGGCGTTGCTGAACCGTGCGTTTGCGCAGTTCGTGCCGATGGTCCGTCGCTGCTCGATCGTGATCGTCGTCAGCGCCAGCGCGTCCTGGATGAACACCCACGGTTGCGCTGCACGATCATTCCCCCACCGTCGCGTTGCCTCATCGTCAGACGCGACGGCCTTGGCGATCGCATCGTCCCAGGCACGCACGCGCACTGCGCCATCGGCACGCGGAGAGCTGATGCCGCTGGCCAGATAGACCACACCCTCGGTGACCGGCGCGCCAGAGCGTTGCACCTGCTCCGGGATTGCCTCGTCCAGCGTCCAGCCCAGTTCGGCCAGGCGCAACACGATCATCTGGGACTGCCCCAAACGATCATTCAACGCCGCGAGCAGATCTGCGGGCGAGTTGTAGATCGTCAGTAACTCACGCGCCTGTTGCTGATTCACGTCCATTCGACTACTCCTTTTCCGGCACTGGCAGAGCGCCAATCGCCGCCTTGTCCGCGTTGCACGAATCCAGTTGCGCCGCCTCGCTGCGGCACAACGCCTCAAGCTGCCGGTTGCAGATCACCGCGTTGCCCTCGGCGTCGAAGCACAACGGCGCCGGCTTCGCCGCATGCGGCGTGGGTTCGGTCAGCTCGGTCGGTACCGCCACGTACTGCGTCGGCCCCGGCACGCGGACGATCTGTGGCTCAGCGAGCTGGATCTGCGGGCGCAGTGCCGAGCAGCTCGTCAGAGAGAGCACGGCACACAGCGCCATCAGCCCAAGCACGACAATCGGATTTCGTTTCATAGATCCTCCGGATCACTTCTTCCCGCATGGCACGCTCGCCCTCGGCAGCCTTCCGCGCGCGGTCGCGCTGGCGCAGCGCCTGCTGGTACACCTGGTCAATGCGCTGGTGCTCTCCGCGACACGCGTGCAGTTCGTTGCCAAGCAGGCCCACCGTCGTGTTCACGCGCGCGTTCGTCTCGGCGCACAGGCTGATCTGCGCGGCGCCGTTTGCCTCTGACGCAGCCAACTTCGTACTCAGATCCAGCGCCACGCGCGCAGTGCCTCGAAACTGCTGGTAGTTCACGAACACCGACAGCACCAGCAGGAGCGCGAGCACAAGGCACGCGACCGCCAGCGCGCCAACCAGCTTGGCGCCACCGGTGGCGATCAGGCGATCACCGAGCATCGCTGACCACCTGCCACACGTCCGGCGCTTCCGATGCCCACGTAATGGGGGTCTCTGCCCAAGTAATGGGGCTCACATCGCAGCGCCTGGCCAGCTCAACCGATTCGACGATCAGCGCCTGTTGATCCTTGACCAGGCGGTCGAAGTCGCGAAGGGACTCGACCAGGCCGGCATTCGCCGACCTGCAAGTCTCGAAGCTGGCTTTCGCAGCCTCGGCAGCTTCTTCCGCGTCGACCGCACGCTGCAGCGCCACGTAGACTTCACGCTCGCGCTCGTCCCACAGCTTCTGGGCATCACCGCCGGCTTCCAATGTCGCCGTCCAGAAGGCTTCCAACGCTGTGAGCTGCTTCCGCTGGTCGATCAAGTCTTGCTTGAGTCCTTCGTTTGCCCAGCCCAGTTCGAAATTGAACTCGCGCTGGTCAGCGAGGGACGCCGCAGTCTCCGCAAGCTCTCGCTCCTGCCACACAACCACGCCCAGCAAGCAAACCAGCGCCAACGCGAACGCCCAACCAGTCAGTCGCCACGACTTCGCCAGCCGTTCCGCCCGCTCCGCGCGCAGCCGCAGTGCCTGCGCGTCCAGGTATTGACTCACGTGGTTGGACACGTCGCGCTCCCCGGCCAGCCGGCCGACAAGTAGAGGGGTTCGAGCTGCAGCAGAATGCGGCGTGGGTAGTCCCGGTTCTCCCGGATCGCCCACGCCGCGCGCTTGGAGTACTGCTCAACATGGTCGAACCATCTGGCAGGATCGGACCCCTTATCCGACGCCAGACGTCGATCGCGGCTGAGCCACCCCAAGCCACCGTTGTAAGCACTCAGCGTCATCGCCCAGCGGTCGCACGGCGTCGCCGCGTCAGCGAGCTGGCGGTGCAGATGCCGCATGTAGCAGGCCTGCGCGCGGATCGACCAGCGCGCGTCCCATACATTCGGCGGGCCGAGGTCAGCGCACACGCCCGGAATCCAGGCCGCCGTCGCCGGCGTGAACTGCGCCAGGCCCTGGGCATACGGTGACCGCGCATCAGTTCGCCAGTGCGACTCCTGGTGCAACTGCGCAGCCAGCAGCGCCACCGGCGCCGACAGACCGAATCTGCCTACCGCCTCGCGCTCCAGCAACTTCGCGTAGCCGTCCGCGCGCACCGGAATTCGCGGCGGCTCAGCCGTGGCCGCAGCCGCGCCAGTGCACATCGACAGCAACCCGACACAGATCGCGGCCATCGACAGCCACTTCGCGCCGCGCAGATAGCGCAGCTCGTTCTCGTCCTTCTCAAGCCATTCGTTGAACGGCCCCAGTGGGATGTTTGGGAAGGCGGCTACAGCCACCCAGACCCACGTCACCAGCAGCGCAACGATCAACAGCAGCGTCGCCAGCGCGCTCACAGCGTCCATCCGGCAGCCAGCATGCCAAAGCCAATGCAGATCGCCCGCGCGTTGATCGCGTTGCCACGCGCGATGCCCTGCAGCTTCTGCGGGTCACCGATCGGAATCAGGAGGGAGCCGAACAGGTTGCCGGCGAACGCACCCAGCGCCAGCCGGCACAAGATCCACACCGCGATCGCCGCGCGCTCCGGCGCGATCATCCACACCACGATGAGGCACACCACGAACAGCCCCAGCACGGGCCATCCGGTCATGAACTCATGCACTGCCGCCTCAGTCGGCGACAACGGAATCGGCGCCTCACCCGGCGCCTGGCCCTCGCGCTGCTCTCCCATCGCTGCACCCCGCTCAATTGACGGGTGCAGGTTCGCGTGAGTGGAGGGCTAGGGTCTTGTGACGTGGGTCGAAGAACCTAAAGAAGCGAAACGAGCAAGAAGTACTTTCTTCCTGCGTGAGCGAGTGTGTAGGTCCCAAGCGATGCAAGGAACAATGACGAAACGCTCATGACACGCACCGTCAATTCGTCTGGCACTGCTCGCGACAGCGAAGCGACCAATGCCAGTGAAACGAAAAAGACAACACCGGACATCGTCTCTATCAAAAGGTAATCAAGGTGTCCCTTGGATCGCAGCTTCGCAACAAACTCGCGATCCAGAACCGTTGCAAGCAACGTCGCGGCAGAAAGTAGAAAACCACCAAGAACGCCGCCAACGCCGGCCAACGAGTCCGCCAGGTCTCCAAGACCTTCTGGGGTCGCGACAATCACAATTGGGGAGGCAGCAGCGGTGATCAGGATGGACGCAGCGCACCGAAAGGACAACTCCCTCCAGAAGGGGCGCCAAGGGTCATTGCGTCTACCCGCGGACGGTGAGCGCACTTGAGAGGATCCTGTATGCAACATCATGATTCATGCTCTGAAGCAGCGTCGGAATGGGCGCGACGTACTTAACGCGATCTTCCAACAAGTCTATGGGATCAACGTGTTCACCAGGCATGAACGTCACTCGTGCACGGTCAACGAGGTTCCGTGTGACCAAGCCACGGAACTTGTCCAGAACGCTTCGAGACAGCGGCCTGTTGTCCAATCTAAGGTCGACACCGAAGCGAACATCCATGAAATGAGCGTGAGTGTCCTTGATCGCCTGGAGTTGGCTGCGTTGCCAGTCGCTGACGTCATGGGGGACTGTGCCAGCGGTAGCTGCGACCCGAATGTGAAACTCCTTAATCGCATCCTGATGCTCCTCCAAGCGGCGCCAGCCCTCGTCCGCCACTAGCAGGCCAAGCTCGATATCTATGCCTTCCATGTCTAGGAACCGTCGAAGCAACCCAGGACCACCGATCGCACGAGAACCTATCCACAACAACCATTCCCGGCTTCCGTCGACAAGGAAGAAGCCGCGATATCCAAGACCCTGATTCGGACCGAGCCCAAGCTCCTCGTCGTCCCCTCCGATAGTCGACTTCATCGGAAGGTCAGTCTGCTGAGTCTTGCGAATATGGCCGAACAAGCTCGTAGCCCTTGGGGTCAGATATCGAATCTCAAAAACTTTGCCGTCATCAGAAAGATTGCGCTGTTGGCGCATCAGCTTCGTCATTGCAGCGGAAATCTCGGCAACTGACGCACCCGTAAATCGATAGAAGTCGACCGTTACATTGCCCATTTGTGCCCCCTCACCTTAGATCCGCGGAGCGTTATCGACAGTGCCGCAACCCACATTAGCGAAGCAATCCCGATTGGCACTGCGCCAGCGAACACCACCCCACCCGCCGGCACGCCGGAGCGCAACTGCAGCAAACCGAAGGCCACGTTGAAAAAAGCCGCAGCCAGCAGCAGCGCAGCCCCAATGTTCAATGGCACCACCCACCGCCCCATCACCCGCAGCTCGCGCCGTGCGCGATCGCGCACCAGGTCGGCGCCGCAGCACGGGCAGCTGGCCGCACAAGTGGCGACGGTCCACCCGCACACGGCGCATGGCTCGCAGCGCGCTGGGTCGAGCTTGCGCGCGAGCAAGCGCTCGGCGAGTTCGCATCGCTGCAAAAGAATCAGGTCGCGCCCTGCGACCTGGTTGTTGGAACCGGCTACATCGATCTGTGTCACGCAACCCCCCTGTGGGTTGACCAAAGGCATGTAGTCCGCCGCAGGCGCTGGAACTCGCACCGAATCGTGTAGGAAATTTCCTACGTCATGGCGCGAAGATCCCTGATAGACACCGGTGGTCGCACGGGTTGAGACTGTATCTACCCCGCCCGGAAGCCAAATCCTCACGGACCTGGCCGCAGAGGTTCACCGCGGCAAAGCTGTGCCGGGTGGGGCCTTACTTACTTGTCACCAGGCTCTTTTGGCAAAAGGTCGGCTGCGGTGACGGTAGGCAGGTAACGCTTGATAGCCTCAAGGATCTGGGCCTCCTTGGCCTTGACCACAGTTCCATCCGACTTGCGGACCTGTGCTACCCATCCGAACGTCGTGTGCATTGACTTGGCGTCGGCTTCGCTGTCAAAGCGAACGTTCCACCGCCAGTTTGGATAGATCGACCCGCCCGCAGCGATGTCGGCCACCTCGATAGCGCTCAGCGTCGCGAGGCGATTTCCAAAGACATCGATCAGCAGGAACCGCACTTCGACTGCCGTGACGGGTTCCGATGCGGTCAAATCGTCCTTGGTCGACTCCCACGAGTAGCGGCGGTCGGCGTAGGCTGTCTTGATGCCAGCCACTTCTGTGAGCTTGACGGGAATCCCGGGCACATCGATCACGTAGTGCATCCGCGTCAAAGTCGACTTTTCGTTCAGCACCACATAGCCAAGCGAGAGCTTCAACGGATCGCCCTCCCGCGACCGCAGCTCGGCCGCGGCAGCCTGAATCGATACCGCGCACAGCAGCAGTGCAATCATTCGCATAAAGACCTCCGAGGTTGGCTTGATCGCGATCACGTGTGGGGTACTAGCTGCGCAAAGCAGCGGGCTAGCCAGGTCATTGCCGGCCATTGGTCGGCAGGGTATCCGTCATGCCGCATCAACTCACGGTGGCACCGCCGCACCAGTAACGGCATCGAAGGCGGTTCATCGGCTTCGATGGCACGGCGCTCTGAGACGAGCTTCACGTACTCAGCTTCGGTCGCAGGCTCGATCGCCAGAAACGCGCGCTCCAGCGCAATGAATCGTCGCGCCAGCTCACCGTAATCGGCAGCCTTCCTCGCGAAACCCATAACGCTGTCCATCGCTGCGCCAACGGCGACCAGAAACGAAAGCAAGACAGCAATCTCTTTGCCGTTGGACATGTCGGTCATCAGCGCCACCACCGTCGCCGATCCCAAGACCGCCGAAAAGCCGGCGACCAATGTATGCAGCCGGTCGAAGAAGCGGCGCCGTTCAGCGTGGTAGCGGCTGGAGAGCCGCAGATCAAACGAGAGCAAGTGCCAGCGCTCGTCCAAAGACATGCCTGTCAATCGTTGTTGGGTGCTTTTCGTGTCCACGTCACGCTCCTTGATATCGACTCACCCTCCCGGCGGCTTGTCGTCGGATCTTTCCGGCGGCTTCGTTGGGCCTGGGTCAAGTCGTTGCACGGTCGTCGATCGCTGATCGACGGGTTTGACGCTCTCGACCATTCGTTTCTTGATCTCATCAGGCTGAATGGGGCGCGGCTTATCGTTGCTCATGTGGACCTCAGAAGTCAGTTGACGGGCGTCATAGAGTCTTGCTTGGGCGCGAAATCTCTCACTTTTGCTTCTTGATCTTCGGGGCCGCATGGATGTCGCGGCCGGCGACTTGGTTGGCGTCGCCGGTGACTTTCACCATACGGGGTGACCTTCCAAACGACTCGACTTCGGACGTCTCGTTCTGGTCAATTCGAAGGACTCGCGTGGCGATCTCGCCATCGGACATATCCGCAGCGCGCAGGCTCTCCAGATAGGTCGCCACCTCGGCCTTGGCCAGCTTGATGTCGTCATCTGAGCCAGACCCGTAGCTCAGCACCTTGTTGTAGATCAGGCCGAGCACCCGTGGGTTGGCGTGGCCCTTGACGCGCACCTGCTCGTCTACAGCGGCCTCGATCGCGTGGCAGATCCAGGCTAGGCGCTGCGGGTCGACTGCAGTGCGCCTCGCAACAAGTACATACCCGACGTCACCACCAAGGCGACCCAAGGCGGACACCAAGAGAGCGCCCGGCTGCTTCCTACCAGCCTCAATCACGCGCACCTGTTCGGCGCTGTAGCCCACGCTGGAAGCCACTTCCACACGGCTTAGACCCAGCCGCTCTCGCTCTTCCTGGAAACGGGCACCGATGCCTGCAACGGCCCCTTGACTGTCAAACGATTGAACCATTACTATTCCTATCGAAGCGTTAACACAACTATAGATTGCACAACGCAACCGCATAACTTATTCATTCAAACGTCTAACGTCAGAGCGCCCCAATGAACAAGCACGAAATTCGCTATCGCTTGGCGCTGCTGGGCATCAAGCAGTCCGACATCGCGAGACAACTCGGCGTACCCGCCAGCACCGTGAGCATGGTGTTCGCCGGAACGGCTCGCTCGGCGGACGTGGAAGAACTCGCGGCGCAATTGCTCGGCGTCACCCTGCACCAGATGTTCCCGAACTGGTACGCGCCGAACAATCGCCGCATTCGGCGCCGGCCCGAGAACGCCGGTACTCGCCTTGCGTCCGCGCTCAGCGCCCTGCAAGCGGCTTGATTCGCCAACCCTCCACCGACCGGAGCCACACCCATGCGTAACCCATCGTTGCACGAAACATCCCTCTCCATCCTTTCCGTCGCCGCCGCAGTGCTGGGACTCGCCATCGCTGGCGTGCCCCTCGCGGTGCTGATCGTGCACGGCCAGCCCATCGACATCGCCGTCGGCGCTGGCCTGCGCGCACTGTGTGCATACGCCTGCCTGCTGCTGTTTGTCGCGGCTACGGCGTTCCTCGCCTTTGCGGCGGCCGCGGTGGTGGCGGGTTTCCTTGGCGCGGCACGTCGCCGGGTGGGGCGCTGATTCATGGCTCATCCATCTCATCGCAATGGCCCTAGTTTCGTCGCTTGCGAACACCATTCGCAAGGACAAAACACGGCGCAGATTGGACCGGCAGCCAAGGCGCCGCCGCCAAAGCCGCGCCGGAATTGGAAAGGTCTGCGTGCCAACTCCCTGCCGCAAGCAATGGAGCTGTGCCTGACCTACGCCCGAGAGACCGCCAACCTGTCGGTGGAGCGCATTGCCGACCGGATGGGGCAGCCCAGCCATTGGGTGCTCTACAAGTGGATGCAGGACGGATCGATGCCTGCGCGGATGATCCGCCCCTTCGAGTTTGCTTGCGGCTGCGAGTACGTCACCCGCTTCATCGCCGCCAGCGCGCACAAGCTGCTGATCGACCTGCCCAGCGGCCGTCACGCCGCCCCCGGCGATATCCAGGCCGTGCAGGAAGCCTGCACTGCCGCAGTGGGCGCGCTCATCGCCTTCGCCGCCGGCCGCACCGCGGCCGACGACACCCACGCCGCACTCACCGTCGCCCTGGAGCGCCTCGCCGCCGAGCGCGCCGAAGTGGAGCGGCACTTCGCGCCTGAGCTGCCATTGTAGCAAGACCATGTCTGAGCGCACACGGCACCAAACTGACCTGTTTCCGGAAACGCTGCTGGTCGAGATCCGCAATGGAGTCTTGGTCACCAGTTCACTGACGGTGGCCAAGTACTTTGGCAAGCAGCACAAGCATGTACTTCGGGATATTTCTATCGTGCTCGCCGACGATGACGATCTGAACTTCGGCCCGGCCAACTTTGAGCTGTCGAGCTACCTACGCAACGATGGGCGCCCGTCGAAACTGAGCCCAAAATTGGGCCCAGATATCGACGTCACTCGGGGGAATCAGAGCGCAAAATTGCGCTCAGTTTCCGGGCAGCAAAGCCCGATGTACTACCTCACAGAGGAAGGTTTCGCCTTCCTCGCGATGGGGTTCACCGGGCGCCCCGCCCGCGCCCTGAAGAAGCGCTTCCTGCGCGCCTTTGTCGATATGCGTCGCCAACTGGCATGGCACACCGAGCGCTTCGCACGTGCCCTTGATGAGCTGCATCCCTCACTACGGCCAGTCGTTGAAGGCACCGAGCAGGGCCACAGCCGGGCTGACATCGCCGCGCCGCTGGGTAAGTCGCCGGCTTCTGTCACCTATCACCGCCGTACCGCCCGCCGTCTTGGCCTGCTGCGGGGCGCGCGGGCATGACCGACAACACCGACACCTACCGCCTCAACGACGCCCAGCAGCGCATCGCGACCATCCTTTTCATGCTCGCCGGCAAAGAGATGGATGGCCTGGCACAAGGCGCCATCTGCAAGGCTGGCAAATGGGCCGGCTCGAAAGTCCACAACGACTTGCGCAACCTGCGCCATGCCGGGCTTGTTGAGCGCCTGGAAAACGGCAACTGGTGCTTGAGCCCAAAGCTGGTCCAGATCGCAATGGCCCACGAACAGGGCATGGCGCGCATCGAAGCGCGCCACGCCGAAATCCGTCAGCGCTACTCCCGTCAACCCAACTGAGAACCGACCATGCCACGCCAGGAAATCGCACCCGCCACCATTGATGGCAACTTCGCCAGTCAGTCCACGCCTGAGGATCTGCGCAAGCGGACTGAGATTGCTGCTTTTGAAAACCAGACCCCCGAAGACGAGATCGCCAAGCGTTACGGGTACGAGCGCTTTGACCGCGCATTTATTGAGAACCAGGTCTGGGCCGGCGCTGAATGCATCGCCAGACGCCAGTACGAGGTGGGCATGGGCATCGCCCTGCTTGCCGAGGTCGATGGCGACTCCCACCAAAAGGTCTGCGAACGGCTACAGCTCAATCGCGCGTTTGGATACCAGTGCGTGCGCTTCTACCGCTTGGTCCAGCAGGCACCGAACACCCTGACGTTTGCCCGCAGAAACTCGGTCTGTGCCGCGCTGGAGCTCGCCGTTTTACCAGTCGATGAGGCCGACAAGATCATGCGCGACACGCTGGAAGACAGCGATCCGCTTGACCGAATGACGGTGAAGGATGTTCGTGCGCTTGCGCGCAAGCAACGCGATCTGTTGGCTGCCAAGGATGAACTCATCGGCACCAAAGACCAGAAGATCAACGCACTGGATCGCGACCTGCGCACCTGGAAAAAGTCGGAGGCGCGAGAGAAGGCCGAAGTGATCCTGCAGGACGCCTACATTCAGGAAGTGGTGATCAGATCTGCGTGCGCGAAGCTGGAGGCGGCTGCTCGCAAAGCCCTGGCCGAGTACGGAGACAGCCAGACCCCACTGGATGACGACACCCGCGAGCAGATCAACGAGCTGGTGGCCCTGGCCAACGCACACACCGCGCGACTGAACATCCTGATCCAGAGGTAAGCGATGAACGCGCGCGACTTCGCCAAATCCGATCTTTTGCGCGAGCTGAAAGTTCAGCTCGACGCGACGCCGCATGGCGGCAAGGCGGCTCTGGTGCAGTCGGCTGCGGACCGGATGGGTGTAAAGCCGGTCACCATCCACCGCTGGCTCAAGGGCAAGGCTGACCGCGTGACCGGCCGCAAGCCGCGCAAGGACAGGGGCGACAGCCGCTTGCCGGTCGAACAGGCGAAGTTCTTGGCGTCCATGCTGGCCCAAGGTGGACGCCGCAACGGCAAACAGGTGACCACACTGAAGACGGCGCTCGCTATAGCGCAGGCCAACGGCATGGTGGATCGCACGATCAGCCTGAGCACCGCCGAACGCATCCTGCGCGATGCGCAGCTGCTGCCTCGCCAGCTCAGCAAAGCAGCGCCGCACACGCGGCTGCGGTCGCTGCATCCCAACCATGTGTGGCAGATCGACCCCTCGCTGTGCGTCGTCTATTACGAAGGCGGCCGTGTGCGCATCCTCGACACAGCCACCAAGTTCTACAAGAACAACACCGCGTACGTCGAAAAGATGAACCCTTTGCGGGTGTGGCGGTACGTGCAAACCGACCACACAACAGGCGCCATCTACGCGCGCTACTACGCGCTGAAGGGTGAGTCCAGCGAGTCCGTGTTCGAGTTCCTCATGGATGCGATGGCGCCGCGCGATCCGCGTCACATCATGCGCGGCGTGCCCTGGCAACTGGTGTGGGACGCAGGATCAGCCAACAAGTCGCATGCCGTCCAACACATGCTGACTGCACTGCAAGTGCGCCATTGGTCGCACGTGCCAGGCAACCCGCGGGCAAAGGGTCAAGTCGAGCAAGGCAACAACCTGGTTGAGCTGGATTTCGAGGGCCGGCTGCCGTTTTGCGCTGTGCCGTCCGTCGAAGAGCTGAATAGCCACCTGGACGAGTGGCTGGTCGCCAAGAACTCCGAGCCGTTCTACCGTGACGGCAAGCTGCTGGGATCGCGCTACGGCTTGTGGCAGATGATCCGCGCCGAGCAACTGCGGTTCCGCCCTGAGCGTGCTCAGTGCGAACTGCTGCTGCAAAGCAAGCCTGAGCCGCGCGTGGTGCGTGGTGACCTGACGATCAGCTTCTCGGTCAAGGGTCATGGATCGGCCAGATACAGTGTTGAACACATCGAAGGGATCTCCAACGGCGACACCGTCGATGTCGTTGTCAGCGCCTACCACGCGCCGAACATCTGCATCCTGCGCAAGGACGACGAAAACCGCGTGCGCTACGTGGAATGCACGCCACAACAGGTCGACCACTTCGGGTTCCCGATAGACGCACCCGTGATTGGCGAACGCTTTGCGGCCAAAGCCGAAAC